GATGGCGCAGTCAGCCGACTAGCTGGCGCAGTCAGCCGACTAGCTGGCGCAGTCAGCCGACTAGCTGGCGCAGTCAGCCGACTAGCTGGCGCAGTCAGCCGACTAGATGGCGCAGTCAGCCGACTAGCTGGCGCAGTCAGCCGACTAGCTGGCGCAGTCAGCCGACTAGCTGGCGCAGTCAGCCGACTAGCTGGCGCAGTCAGCCGACTAGATGGCGCAGTCAGCCGACTAGCTGGCGCAGTCAGCCGACTAGCTGGCGCAGTCAGCCGACTAGCTGGCGCAGTCAGCCGACTAGCTGGCGCAGTCAGCCGACTAGATGGCGCAGTCAGCCGACTAGATGGCGCAGTCAGCCGGCGGGGCCATGGACTGCAGGCCGCAGGTAGTGGGCCCCTAGCCGATCCGCAGACTGCCGCGGGGACGCAGAGGCCCGATCTTTACCTGTCCCCAATTTCTTTTGCTTGATTTGCGCAACATGCAGTCAGATGACTGAAGTTGCTCAACATTTCATCTCTTGCGCAACTTGATAACTTGCCCAATATGGTTTCGGCGACCTAGTATCGGGATATGAACCCAAACTCCGACCTATTTGACGAGATGCCAAATACCCACGGCGGACGCCGCGAGGGGGCGGGCCGCAAACCCGGCTACTCCCCGAAGGAACAAGCCAAGGTGGAGAACGGCGAACTCGATCTCGACGACCCCAACATCAGCGAGGCCACGCGCACCGCGGTGAAGAAGGCCCGTGCCGTCGCCTCGAAGGAAGAGGCGCTGGCGCAGCACGCATGGTTGAAGCTCCGGGTCGACAGCGGCGAGTACATGCCGCGCACGGCATACCGCGAAGCCACGGCAACCCTGCTCGCCGAACTCGCTCAAGGCTTGCGGTCACTGCCCGATGAGATCGAGCGCAAGCACCCGTTGCCCCCGGAAGTGCTCACCTTGATCGAGCACACCATCGACGATCGCCTGAATGCAATCGCCGAGGGTCTTTCCATGTATACCGGCGTGGCCGAAACTGTCGAGCAGAACGATGATCAGTCCGTTTGAACTCGACCCCTACACCGTCGCGTATAGCGACGCCTGCAGCGGCTACGCGGCACTTCGCTCACCCAAACGAGTTAGCGTCAGCCAAGGGGCGGCTGATACCCTCGTCATTCGTCAGACTGGCGCGGCCGGCGGCAACTGGGATGCGACCGAAACCCCGTACATGGTCGAACCCATGGACACGCTGGCCAGCCGCATTCACGAAGCGACGGTCTTCGTCGGACCGGCGCGGACGGGTAAGACCGCGGGCCTGCTGCTGGGATGGATGGCACACAACGTGGTCAACGACCCCGGGGACATGCTGTTCTTGCAGATGACCAAGGACACCGCGCGCACCTTCTCGAAGACCGACGTGGAGCGCGCCATCCGCAACTCCCCCGCGGTTTCCCGCATGAAATCGAGTCGAGCCATCGACTCGAATACCTTCGACACGATGTTCCGCCACGGCATGTGGCTGCGGATCGCGTGGCCGACGATCACCAACGTCAGCGGCAGCACATACCGCTATGTGGCGATCACCGACATCGATCGCATGGAGAACGCCGACAACGTGGACGGCGAAGGCCCGCTGTTCGACTTGGCGAAGAAGCGCACGACTACCTTTCTGAGTCGCGGGATGACGCTGGTCGAGTCCAGCCCGGGTAAGCCGATCGTCGACCCGACATGGACGCCTGCCACGCGCCATGAAGCGCCGCCGGTGGGCGGGATCTTGAGCCTCTACAACCGCTCCGACCGGCGCCGGTGGTACTGGCGCTGCCCTGACTGCCACGATCACTTCGAGGCCGCACCAGGCATCGCGCTGTTTGGCCTACCGCCCGAGGTTCAACTGCTGGAGGAAGTGCGCACTGCCGACATCCCGACGATGGCCGCACGTTGGAACCGCGTGGTATGCCCGGTGTGTGGCTCGATCATCGAGCCGAAGTGGAAGCGCATGCTCAACAACCCCGAGCACGGAGCCATGTGGATGCCGGACGTTGCGGCCGACGGTACGTCGATGCGATCAACCATTGCAGGCTACTGGCTCGGCGGTGTCGCAGCGGCATACCAATCGTGGCAGTCGATCGTCGAGCAGTATCTGTACGGACTGCGGGACTACGCGATGACAGGCGACGAACAGAAACTCAAGCAGACCACCAACACCGATCAGGGAGCACCTTACTTGAGCCGGCACTTGGCTGAAGCTCTGAGCAACGCGCGTCGGCCGCAGGATCGAGCCACCAAGGGCCTCGAACGGTATCTCGTTCCTGACGAGACACGGTGCCTGGCCGCAGCCATCGACGTGCAAGGCGGTGTCAACTCGCGCTTTGAGTACCACATCGTCGCCATCGGTGCGGGCAACCAGAAGTGGGTCATCGATCGCGGGGCCATCAAACTCTCCGACCGCGACGGCATTGGCTCCGACAAGGCGCCGATCGACCCAGCTTCTCACCCCGAAGACTGGGACGTGCTTACCCGCAAGTTCCTACGATCGACATGGCGCACCAACCGGGCCGGGCGCGAGATGAAACTGAAGTTCGTCGTGGTCGATACCGGTGGCGAGGACGGCGTGACGCATAACGCCTATGCCTGGTATCGGCGACTGCGCCGGCTCGGCCTGCATGACCGCGTGATCCTCTACAAAGGCGGCAGCGAGAAGAAGGCGCCGATCATCAAGGAAAGCCTGGTGGGCGGCGGCGCGGCCGGAGAGAAGGGCGACATCCCACTGCTGGTGTGCAACCCGAACCTCCTGTCGGACATGGTGTCCGCGGATTTGCACCGCGAGATGCCAGGGCCGGGATACATCCACCTTCCCGCGCCGAAACACCCGACGCTCAACCCTGAAGGATGGGTCACACAGGCGGTGTTCGATGAACTGGAGGCCGAAGTCCGTAACCCGGACGGCACGTGGAGCCAGGTGAAGAAGCGCAACGAGTGGCACGACCTGTTCCGCATGCTGTATGCCGGCATGCTTCGTCGGAAGATGGACCGCATCACTGACTGGAACAACGTGCCGCCTTGGCTGGCGCCGCTCGACCAGAACAGCGAGATCATCTATGCCGAAGACCGTCGAGCGATGCAGGAAGATCCGGTGACACCGCCCCAAAGCGAGGACTACCGACCCCTCGCACCGCGAACTCGTCCGCGCCGACATGCAGCCCCGGTTTTCTGAGGGACTTGACGACGATATAGCAGTCGCTACACTCCGTGTCGGGACGCAGAGGGCGCCGCAAGGCGCTAACGGTCTTCCGGTCGGACCTTAAGCCGGGGTGGTGTGTCGTGACCAGATTGCGGCCGTGAGATCCAGGGATCGACACCCTGGACCCTCGCGCATGCGAGTCGGCCTGTCGATACGCGGGGCTCATAATCTCGATCGTGTCGTTGGTGCAGCGAAAACTGCGGGGTGGAGCCTGCGGGGAGTAGCGAGTGCCGAGCGGGGCTCCACCGGCTTGCAGCCGCGAGGGTGATTTCTCTCGACTTTATTTCGGCTTTTCCGCCTGGAAAATAAATGCCGAAATTGGGCCGCAGCAACTGCGGCTCCTGTCTCCGTGATGATAGCGCCTTCTCACACGGGGGCTGCATGGCCGTCACGCAAGCCGACATCGACGCGCTCAATGCAGCCATCGCCTCCGGGGCTCGCTCGGTGACGCTGGGTGAGCAGACCGTCATCTACAACACCACCGAGTCGCTGATCAAGGCGCGCAACGACATGCGCAACGAGTTGCTGGCGCAGCAGCAAGCTGCCGCCGGAACCCAGCGCGGTCGGCAGACCTATGTGGTCTCCGGCGGCCGTGGATACCACGACTTGTGATGGCCACTTTCTCCGCAAACGGCAAGCGTCTCGGCCGCCCGCCCGGCTCGGGCACGACCAAGGTCGCGCGGGCTGTTGTCGGTCGCACCGACAACCCTCGCATCCGCCAGTCCGATGACGCACAGGCGCTGGCCATCGGCCGCGCCACGATGCACTTCATGGCGCGCTACGACGCCGCCGGCCGAGGCCGGCGCGTAGCCGCGTGGAACCCGCCGTCGTCTGGTCCGAACTCGTCGATGGAGGGCTTGCAGACCATCCGCGATCGGTCGCGCGACACCGTGCGCAACGACTGGGCCGGTACTTCCGCCGTCCAGAAGTGGAGCACGACGCTGGTCGGCATCGGCATCACGCCGCGGTTCAACCGGGTCAAACGCAAAGAGCGCAAGCAGCAGATCGTCGACCTGTTCAACGACTTCGTTGCGAAGGCCGATGCCGATGCCGTGCTGAACCTGTACGGCCTGCAGACCATGGTCACGCGAGCATGGCTTGCGGATGGCGAGTGCTTTGTGCGCCGCCGTTCGCGGTATCTGGACGACGGGCTGCCGGTGCCGGTGCAACTTCAGGTGCTCGAAGCCGACATGCTGCCGATCTTTTCGGCAGACAGCATGCAGGGACTGCCGAGCAATCACGTCATCAAGGACGGCATCGAGT